CTTTGAGAATTTTATGGTTTTCTTTCGTTACATGACCTTGTAACGATTTATCAAACTCCATTACGTTGTCACGAACTTTGAATTTATAATCGGGAATCCATTCGGCTTCCTTTTCTTTATTCTCTTCTTCACCCGTTGCAGCGGTTGAATTCGTGGCAGACGTGTTAGCGTTTGCATCTGTTTTAGGTACATCATTAACGACTGGTGCAGTCGCCTCTGTTGTTACCGTTTCTTCTTTAGCTGCGTTTTCCGTCGCCGCTACCTTCGTTACATCACCCATTGATTACTCCGTTGGTTGCGGGATTGCCTCCCCGAACTTGATTTTGCCCTGGGGTGGCAGCCCCATTGTTATTAGAAATTTGATTCAAAGTTTGGTTACTTAATTGATCTAATTGCGCCAAAGGATTTCCTTGGGCATCTAACTGACCAATTAACCACTCAATTGCTTTGGAAGGAAGTACAACACGCGTAGTCTTTCCATCCGGAGTGGTCATATAAAGATCACATTTTGCCATGTACCCATCTGTAGGTATCAGACCTTGCTGTGCCCTTTGGATTGCTTGAATACGATCTGCCGCCATTTCTTCATGCTGCATTTTATATTGCTCAAATGCTTGCTGAATTTCAGGAGGAAGTATTTTATAATCTGCCTGCTTCATACGATGAACAATTCGTTGAATGATATAGTCATGATTGTCGTAAATATTTGCTTGTGGTATTTGCCCACGCTCCAATGAAAGAATATCATTCTTAACATTATCATAATCAATCGTTAAATCCCCATACGCCTCTTCCTGATTCATAAATGGCATTGCCCGCAGCATACGGCCAATATCTTTTTTATCCATGTTCTGGCCAACGTACTGAAGAGTGTGATTAATTGCCAACTGCTTTCCTAGCATAGTATCAATGTCTGTTGAAACAGCTTCAACTTGTATTTTATACTTATTCGGGGTTGTGTTTTTAAACTCAGAGATATTTGCCATCTCGTTTTTTCCAATAATAGGAATCAAAACGTCTTCAGGGATATAGTGTTTTATTACTCGCAATAATGTTTCAGTTAGTTCTACAACAAATTCCTCAAAAACTTCACCAGGAGCAGAGAATTTATTTTTATTTCTCATAGAAAAATATAAAAGCGCGTATGGGTCAAGTTTCCCATCACGAAACTCATCTGATTCAAACTGATTGTTTAACTGGTAAAGCTCATTAACCTCACGATCCAAATAAGGGATATATTGTTCTCCGGAAGCCCCTTTCATAATCATAGGCTCCCCACCACCTGTGACATTGATTCCGCGTGTGCCATGTAACTGGCCAGCGGAAGTCATTTTTGATCCATTCTTCATCACAAGTTTATCTCCGGAAACAACTTGAGAAGTGGCAATGGTTGATTGGGCACGATTAATTTCTATCTGCCCTGGGCGCATTTGCTTAATTGGAGAGAAACTACGGGCAGCAGTAGCGATCTGGTCATATCCTCTATGAATAAGCGGCCAGATGCCATCTGGTAATTCTCCCTCTTTTAAAATTCCATTTTCAATAGCAATATAGTAATACCCCTTTGGATATTCCTTACATGGGCGATAAAAATGTTCTCTTATAATAACATGTTCTTTTTCTTTAGAGTATGATCCTTTCGTAGAATCAAAAACTAAAAATTCATCTTTGGCCGTTTTATCCAAAGAATTAATAATATCTGGGTTTTTAGATAAACGCTTAACTATGTTTTGATGTACCAGTTTTACAACAATTAAATACGTGGACTGTTTCATATCTTGGACTTCGGGGTCACGTAGAAGATTAAAACCAAACACCCTCTCAACTACTGGTGCTCCGCTCATAATAACTTCTGTTTTTGGTTCCCCTGTATCGATGGATACTAAAGGGTTCCCCTGCTCATCGAGAACCGGTGCATACCCTTTTATATCTCCTAGATCATTATCCCAAAAAACTTTTGCACAAACTTCTCCGATATCAACGTAATCAGATGCAAAATTCCTAATTAATCCACGCATCCCAAGTTGCTTTTTATAAAATTCTAATACCGAGTGATTTAATTCAGCGGCCTTCTGATCTTGTACTTCTGTCTGATTAACAGGTAAAACTTTTGTATTAGGGGCATGAGAAAGAATTGATGCCTTTATGCCGTCACTAATTTTCTTGATATGATTTTTTACAAGACGAAGTTTTTGCTGTTCTGTAAGCTCTTTATTATCACGAATACGTTCCCAATATTTAGATCCCTTATTTTGATAATGTTTTCCAGCAATCAGTAAAAGATTTGATCGCATCTCTGCAAATATTGCGTTGTCAACCTCTTTCGCTTCACGAAAAAGCTTATCTAGGTCACTCGCTGTCATTTTCTGAGGCATCTTCACTCTCCGTTAGTTCACCACTGGCCAAAATCTCTTCAAATCGCTCTGGATCTTCAGACGCCATTAGAGCAAGTTCTTTTTCCTTCTCCGCGATTTCGTCTTCTAACAGTGAATTTTCATCTTTTATGCTTGGTTGCTGGCCAGCTTCCAACGGAGGTTTGGACTTCACACCGGACTTTACATTGTACTCGATGCTAAGATTACCAAAACTAAGTCTTGCGACATTGTGCTCCTGCCCATATTTTATTATATCAAAGATATCTTTACAAGATATATTTTTTTGTGGTCTACCCGATCGTGTCTTTTCCATTGCTATCCCTCATATAGATTGTTATAATATTCAATTTCATCTTCCACAGATTCCTCAATATCGTCTTTTGGGTCAATCATCGCCTTTCGCCTTTGCTCAATTTCACTTTCTACGGTGTTGGCTTTTACCTCTTCCACATCTTTGTATTCATCTGATATTACTGAGTAATCCCATGGAATACTACAAACGGTATATCGTTGAGCATCACAAAGATCATTTGCGGCATGTTTGGGGTCAGTCTCAGTCTTGAGTGTTTCCATCTCTGCAACTAATTTGTTTGTCTCATCGTCTGGATCATCAACAATTATGTCTAATACTTGATTTTTATAGAGAACATTAACAATATCCTCTCCAACAGAGTGAGATTTTTCTGCCTTGACAAATGGCTCTCCAAGGCGGTCACAATAAGTTGAGAAATCCTTAGCCGCCCAATCGTAACTCTGGCAAGCACATCTCCTATCACCTCGTATGGCCCTATAGTGATGCAAAACATCTTCACAAGTTGTCGTACCAACATCATCCAATCTTCGGCATTTAAAGAGAGCACCGTACTTATAATCGGGTCTTACAGCAATAAAAACCATTGCCGCTGGATGATTCCCATCACCACTACCAATATCCACTGCTGAGTAAATCTCCCAGTCTTTCGGAATCAGCCCTTCAGAGATATTATTTTTCTTCTTAAATTGCTCTGTGGTTACACAATTTCTATCACTCCGGAAGCTCTTATAAGTTAGCCCGGAATCCACAACAAATTTACCATATACTCGTCGCTCTATCTGTGCCTTAGTCGAGCATTTATTTTTAATAGTATTGATCTTCTCCACCGTCCAGGGAGTAGCTGACCCATCCTCATACTGCAAGCAATCGTACATAGAAATTTGCAGCTTAAATGCATCCTTCATCCCCTCATGCGGGGTTCCCACCTTCTCAATCGCCCGATACCAAAACGCCTGACCGATTGTAGCAGTAAAGGCGGCCATAAAAATACCGTCCACTGCCGCCAAACGCATCATCAACTCATCGAGAAGAAAAACTGGTAACTCTTCATCAGCAAAAATGGCGTGTACTGTACCTGACTGTAGCCTCTGCACATCTTGAGCGTAAGATTTAAAATAAAGCGACACACCCGAATTAAATTTTATTTCATGAATATGCTTGTTAACGTAAATTGCCGTCCAACCATAGGTAGGATGCTCTTTAAATTTACCTCTAGGTAGAAACTCCTTTACCCACTTCTGCTCAAACTCAATCGTCGCTACTTCTTTTGACGGGTACAAATACCAAAATTGCTTCGGAGCAGTCGACCAATATTTAGGCCATATATCCGGGTTGCCAGCAAGCTCTATCAATTTTCTTATCATCGTAGATGATTTTGAAATCTGATTAGCAGCGCAAAGTAGGACTACTCTAGCAGTAGTCTCCCAAATCTGTCTGGCCCATTTATAAAACTTAAAAGCGAAAAGATGAGGAAGCCCCTTATGTAGCTCCAACTGCACTTTTAAAGATTGCAGTTCCTCCCTCTTTCTATCTAGTAAGTCGCTCACTTATCCTCCTTTGGTAGCACCACGACCCGGGGGTCATATTTCAATCGCTCCAAATCCTGCCTAGCATTCATTAGCTCCTGATTAAGTAATTCCTCTTCCGTAAGCTGTGCCATAGCTGCTGCCTTAGGAAGCTCCTTAGACGCCCGCTGCACATTCACCGAGAGTGATTTCTTGAGAATTGTTTTGGTAGGTAGCCCCTTTACCCGATTATCGAGAACGGTAAACGCCTTTATGATTGCGTTCATCACCGGAGTATTATAGGTACCATCTTCATGCTTAATATCAGCATCAAGTATTTGCCTAATCTTCGCCACCCCAGACGAGAGAGCTTCCTCGATACTCTCCAAATAATCCTTTGGAGGCCTGAGCATCCATGCTAACTTCCCAAGTGTCTCCAACTGCACATGAAATGCTTCACACGTCACTATTCCATCAAAAACACGCCTAAAATTCATCGGACAATCTGTCCTCTGTGCTAGGTCATACTCTGCCCAAAACCTCAACCGAAGGTGATTATTATCATGTGTAGGCCTTACTTTATATCTAAGCTCATCTTCATCCAACGAGAGAAGATATTCCAAGGCTTCCCGATTCTCTAATATGAGTTCTTTAAGCCACCCTTCCTGGAAATCTTTTGCCAGGCCACAGATAGATCGGGGATTACTAACGTCCCAGTAGTCTATCTCCATTGGTTCAGCAGTAAAGGTAACTATCTCAGTTGATTTTTCTTCCATCTAGTTTTACCTGGGAACCACGAACCTTTGGGAAAGGATCGGGTTTGAATTTCTTGTGATAGGAGCAAGTTTCACACACCCCAATATTGGGGCAGTGCTCGGGGCACTCCTTTTCCCGACAGTTTTTACATTCGTTTCGATTTACCCAAAAACAGTTATTACAAGTTTTCATACGGTTATTGTGTAGTTTTTATACACTTTTGTACAACATTTTGTGCAATTTAATTGCACGGTGCAATTACTGGGTGTTTTATGGTAATTATCCATAAGTTGTTGAAATTTTTAAAAATTTTTTATTTTTTCTTCTGGGTTCGGGGACATTACAGTGACAACAATATCTTTGCCCCACCCCTCCCCCTAAAATTTGTTTAATTAATCCAATAACCCGTATCTAGATTTCAGCTACTTGTATATTTACCCCCTATAACGTTAATTATGAGGGGTTAAAACAGCACCTAAGTGCTTGATAACAGATACGGGGTGCGGGGTTCTTACATCTGGGTGCTGGAAACTAGGTTAATAGGTTATTGCAAGCTGCAATATTATTGCATGACGCAAGTACACTGTTAAAAGAATCGGAGGAGACTTTATGATTTTACTTGACTTTTCATAAATGACTCGGAGTATACGAAAATGTTACATACCCTATTGTAATATAAAAATAACAATGCTACTCTACTAAAACGCAAGGAATGAACATTAACAATAGGAGAATTACCAATGACCAGACAACAAGCCAGCCACTACTACACGACACAGAAATGGATTATTACACAAAAGGATTGCCAATGATATTTAAAACTTTAGATGAGTGTATTGAAAAATCGCTTGACCTCAAATGGCTACAAATGAATGCACTGAATGATGGCGGATACGATTGCAAAAACATAATACTCGAAGAAGAAAACAAAGAGTACAGGCCGTACACCGTTTACATTGCTTATCGTGACCTATTATTCCAGTGCAAAGATGCTTCGCTCAACTATGATGTAAACACGATTAACGGAAGAAATAGTTTATCACTATTCAACATTGATAGAGACTAGCAATATTTAACAAAGGAGAACTTTATGTCAAAATTTGTATTAGAAACTAAATCAGCTAAATCAATTGATGCCACTTGTGATTGCAAATTAAAAAGATTACAAAAAGAACTAGCCTTTTATAATAGGATTAAAAAATGAAACCACTTGAGGCAAACAAACTAGGCATTGCTTTCATTTATCACAATGGAGAGCGCACCAATTACATGATCGATTATCTTGGAGAAGTTTACAATTATAAAACTAAAAAATTTATAAAGATCCAAACACGAATACCCTCAGTTGGCGCAAATGCTAAATACAGATATTTTCAGGGGTGTCATCGAAATAAAAAATTTAAACTAATTCATTCCCGATTAAAAATGGTTACATTCTTTCCTATTCCAAATATGGAATTTATGGAAGTGGATCATATTATCGCTGATCTTGAAAATGATTCATTTGACAATCTACAATGGTTAACTAAAAAACAGAATTTAGAAAAACGGCAATTTGATACACCACTTTAAAAGGGATGATTTATGGAAAGAGAATTATGGGGTATACTAAGATTTTACACATGCACGCGTTTACACAAAATGACAGGGATTAATCCAGCTAGATTATGGAGAATTAGAAATAGAATTAATA